AAAATGATCTTTCAAGCCTTTCAGCCAACTCAATTGGGTTCACGCTGACAACGGAGTCGGCTTCTTGATAAAAAGAGTCATAAACGTCCTTTTTAGCTTGTTCCGCAACAGCCTTGCCCTTTCCAAGTGATTCTTGCAAGTATAGTGCCGCAGCACCCTCATCAATTTTCGGCTTATACATTTGCCGTTGCATTTCCTCGCTTGCGCTTCTCTTTAACGTTTCGGCAGTAGCACTATCTGAAATTGCGACTTGTTTTAGATAAAGATCGTTATCGGCTTTTACCGCTTTCACTGTCTGCTCATAAAGACTATCTGGAAGTGCTTGCCTTGAAACGCTATCATCCATAAATGTGGCAAGCCGTTTTGCTCCAAAAGCTAAGTCTTGACCAATTTTGGAATTTGGCAGGTTTTGGGCGGCACGAAGCATTTTCTCTTGGCTTTCGACGCTCCCACTTGCAAATCGAGCCAAACTTGTTGGATATCCTTCCTTGGCAAGAAACTCACCAGCTTCGTTGATTAACTTTGTTCTTTCTGAAACAGCACCCTTCCTCATTGTTGCTACGTCACGAAGAAGCGCACCACCAATTTTAGTGATACCATATTCAATTGGAAGTCCAATCATTGCCTCTGTTGATCGACGCATAATAGAATTGCCAAACCCTTCTCCAGCACCCATCACGGCCTTTACAAGCGAGTCCTGAAGCGTTCCAGCAGCGGCATACCCAGCAGCACTTCCTATTGCCGTGCCAGCTGGAGTCTTAGACAATCCGGCTCCACCAATGCCACCAGCAATAGAACCGATCATTGGCCCAACCTCACCAAGAATGTCAATAAAATCTTTTGATGTCATATCATAACGATCAACTGGAAACCAACTGCTTCCATCATTAATAAACCTTACTGGCTTACCCATGACATTCATCGTCTTTACATTCTGACCACCATACTTTTCTTTGAGATACTCATCTTTGGAAGGGTCGGTCAAGAATGCAAGATTCTTTCGATCTTCCCATCCAAGTTCTGACTGCATGTTTACTGGTTGCCCAATAACTGCGGATAACCCCTTAGCCAGTTTGTTGTCAATGCCCTCAGAGGTCGTCAATGGAGCTTCCATTGGATCTTTTTCACTTAAGAATGATCCATCAGCAAGTTTTCTTACAATGTTTTCTTTTTGATTGCCAATCATAAGATCGGCCTCGCTTACCAAATCAACATACTGCTGCGCTTTTTGTGTTGCTTTGGCTGCACCAAGTTGGTCGCCAGAATCAAATAATGATTGCGCTTGCTTACTTAGCAGTTCAAATTCCAAAGTGGCTTGTTGTTTTTGACCCTCAAGTTCAGAGATTAGTTTGATTGACATGTTAATTCGATTACTGATTGACCTTCAATGCGTCAAGTCTATTCTGCAAAGATTGAGCTTCAGGACTAAGTTGACTCTGTTTTTCCTTATCAAACCTCAAAAGGCTTGGATTGTATTTGGTCCAGTCATCTCCCGGCCCGCCAGTTCCAGTATCTGCAATCCCAAGAATTGATCGTGTTTGTTTATATTCCTTTAGGTAATCGTCAAATACCGGCTTGGAGATCTTCCCATCATTAAACAATTTTACCACTTCTTCAGGAGTTCCGTTAACGGATTCAAACTGATTCAATGCTGTTTTTTGCACGTTGGAAACAAGATCATTAGGATTCATGCCAACTTCCATTTTGCCAAACCTGTTTTCAAACTTGGGCCATTCTTTTTCAGTAATGGTTCCACCTGCTGATCCAGTTGGAGAAGATGCTCGCATTTTCCCGATCTCTTCTTTGGATGTCTGAACTCTGATGGTTTCCAAGTCCGAGGCAATTCGACCAGATTCTCCGGCAGGCAAAACTTGGCCTAACGTTTGCTGACCTCTTGCGATTAACGGGTTTGAGGAAAGAACAGACTGAATTTCAGGGATTATTTTTGAAGCCGATCCAATAATTGCTCTTGACCTTTCAAATGACTGTTCTTTTTGCGCAGCTTCCGCCTTCTCAGTCTTTGATCCACCTCCACCACGCACAATCCTCATTCCCCCTCCCGGAATAGTTTCGATTGTTTCTCCAGCTTGCCCACCAATATCTGCCCCACTAACCATAAAACTGCCATCAGCAAGAGGCCTTGCATTAACCTTAAATCCTTGAACCGCAAGACTTTGAACTTGTTCGGCGGTCATCGGGGTTTCTTGTTTTTCTGTTTTTGTTGGCTTGAATCCGATGGGGATCTTAGTTGGAGTCAAGAACAAAGCCGCTTCGACACCTCTTCGCTTAACTAGTCCGGGAAGTTCTTCTCCTCCAGCCTTAGTATATTCCTGCATTTTAGAGACTAATTCTTCTGGCTTATCACCAAACCTTGCGATCAAATCAGCCCCTCGGCCTGTGTTAAAATCAAACGAGGTGAGAGCGTTAAATTGATTTTCATTCAGCTTTACTCCTTTTAATTTAGCTGCCTCTTCGATTCTTTTCGCGTGACCTGAAAGTTCAGTGTTCAGCCTATCTGTTGCTTGCGCTTCAGTTAGGACCTCTCCTTCTTTACCCTTTGTCCCATACCCAACGCTTGTTTGCTTGTAATCTCCGTAAGCATTTGGATTGAATCCCTCAAATCCTTTCACAAGATCCACAAGTCCAGTTCCTTGCGAGACTCCTGCAACCTGAATTGGTTCAAGCACTCCGGTTCGTGGATTAGTCCTCATTTGCACCGTTCCTCCGGGAACGTTAACATCAGTAATCGTTCCGGGCTTGTTTGCCTCGGCTTGCAACTCAGCTATTCTTGCGGCAGTTGCTTGTTTGTATCGTTCCTTCTCAATATCCATCTCATTAGCTTTCATTCCGAAATTCAGAACATTGCTAATGGAGTTCGATGCTTGTTGAGCATAAGCGGCAGCTTCAACAGGAGATACGTTTGGATCGTTAATCTTTTCCAAATAAGGTGTCAGGCTTGATTCAACGTCAATGCCAAGGCTTTTGCCCATCTTAATTGCGCTCTCGATGCCAGTAACAGTCGCCTTGATGCCAGCGTCTAGTTTTTTGCGTTCCTCCTTTGCCTCTCCGTATTTCTGGATGCTGCTTCCAATCTGGCCTCCGAGATTAGCCATACCTTGCGCTTGTATTTCAGCGGCGCGGGTAAATCCTGAGTAATCCTGAACGAACAGGCGCGGGTCAACGGTTGATCCTAGTAGTGCCATGTTATTAATTATTAAGGTTTGGGCGCAAATACTTTCATTGCTGATCCGCCAATTTCCCCAACCGCGCCCCACATAGCCGCACTATGAGCTGCTTGAGCTTGCGCGTTTGCCATTTGAGCTTGAAGTTGATTTTGCCTTTGCGCCGCGCCAAGGTTAAGTCCCGTGTCTGGGTTGATTAAGCCCGGAGTTCCACGACCAATCTGCCCCATGCCCATTCCAAGCATTTGTTGCCCAGATTGATACGAAAGCGGTTGTTGACTCAGTAGAGCAAGCCCCGGCTGCGTGTAGAATCCTTGAGCAGCGTTATATGACTGATTGGCAGCTTGGGCGGCTTCTGCGCGTTTGCGGGCCATGACATTCTCACGTCCCATTGCTTCACTGACAATGCCTAGGTTGCCACCAAGTCGTCCAGATGCTTGGAAGCCTTCACGCGCTTGTTGTTCGTATCCTCGACGTTCTTGTGGGCTAACGCCCTGAGCTGCCGCTCTTGCTCGTTCTGCCTCAGTAGCAAATCCCTGAACCGCTGCCGCCTGTTCTGGCGAAAGACCCTCCATAACGCCACGGGTAAGCGGTGCTTGGCCAGCCATTTGTCCTAGTTCACCTTCACGCGCTGCACCTAGTTGTTGTCCAGCTTCTTGCGATGCCATCCGGCTAAGTCCAAATAAGCCTTCTTGACCGCCGACACCTCCTAAGAAGCTGGAAATATCTCCAAGGTTAAGCCCTTGGAACTCTGGACGGAATTGCTTTTCAAATCCAAGGACTTGCGGAAGCGCACCACCATAAGCCGATACGAATTTTCCAATGTCCGCACCGTAATCTGCCTTTGGTGCTTTGACCGTTTTAGGTTTATTGAATAGACTGCCCATGATTTTATTTAAGTTTCGAGTAAAATTGTTGCATGTTATACGTCCTCACTCTAGGTGAATTCTTAAATTCACGCTGGAATGCGATGTATTCAAAGTCATCGCGGAACTTTCCAAGAACTTTCTGCATGTCACCAACGCATATGGTGAAAAAGAGTGTGTTGGAATGGTGAATTTCACAGGCTTGCTCTGGGGACTCTTCTTGCGAGTAGAAGCACATAGCAAAACTATCGGCATCAGAAACGACAACGCCAAAGCATAAGTGCCAATACAAAAGTTTGTGAAAGTCTTCGCCATATATTTCTGTAGCTTTAGCTAGGTGCTTGTTCATGCAAGCGTTCCAAAAACCACAAAGTCAATTGCTCTGCTGGAAGATTCTGATAAATGGTTAATCCTGAACTTCGTTGTTGTTTTTCCGTAGGCCATCGGGTTATCACTAATGCTAGGTCCCGAAGCTCCAGAAATAGTGGTTTGGCACAATACAGTATATTCAGCACTTAACATCGCAGAAATGAACGTGATTTCTGTATTGGTTGAATCAATGCGAGTTGCCGACGCATTATAAGATCCAGAAAGCGTTCTTGCAGTTGTTGCTATCGTAAAGCTTCCATAAGCCTTTGCTGCTGGTGGCGATTGCTTGACGTTGTCCGCAGTAACCAACTTCGACGCCGTTTCCGCTTTTACTTCAGCCACCGTGCCAACTGCTGCGGTGGCTAACTTGGGGAACGTTACCGAAAGATCGTTGATTTTACCAGTTGTTACGCCCAAATCAGCAATCTTTCCAGTCGTCACGTTTAGATCCGCTATCTTTGCTGTTGTTACGTTCGCGTCCAGAATCGCTGTTGTGGTAACTGCATTTGCAGCCAACTCGTTTGCTTTAATCCCTCCGGCTGCAACGGAAAGTTTGCCAGCAGAAACAGCAAGAGTAGTTCCAATAATAGCAGTAGGCGTAACCGTGCTTTGATCGAGGATGTTGTTCATCCTTGTGCTAGTGATTACGTCAGTAGCCGTGAAGGTGTAAGTAGTATCAATCGCGCCCATACTTTATCTTTGTGAAATGATTTGTCTATTGGTGACAGAACCAGCCACCTTGATAGAATTGATCTTTGGTGATCCAACGGTTCTTGTCAAGATCATTGTTCCCGTAAATCCCCTGATACCACCAAGGCGACACCTAATGCTTGCTGTTTCCGCCTCATTTGGAGTATCTGGAGACGGACCCAAAATTACTCCACCAAGGAATTTTGTGGTGGTTCCAATCTCTTGAACAGATTTACGAAGACCCGTCGTCTTGTCTATAATTTGCTCGTAAGTGTCTGGATCTTCCGTAGTAAAGAAAATATTATATTCTCCATTTTCACCGGGAAGATTCTGAATGTTGATCTGCGCGTCCGTAAATCTTTTGCGCTCCATTGTGGTAAGGTCATATCCCCTAGTAATAAGAGAAGCACTAATTGACGGGGACACAACAGCCGTAGAGTTATCCACGTTTAACGTGTCATTGGAGCTTTCAGACGCTTCGATTTGGTGCAATCCACCATTGGAGGTTACCGCATAGATGTCATTCCTTTCGCTTGCGCTGCCGATTACGAAGTCTTTAATCAAGAATCGAGAATCACCAAAGGTATCCAGCGACTCCCACCCTTTGTTTAGGAAGTTATACACCAAGATTGCGTTGTTGCCGTAAGAATCACCAGCCCCCGGCACAGAATCAAGTGGAACAGCAAGATAATACCTGTTCTCAAACAGGACACCTACTGCCCTGTCTGAGTAATCAGCGTTTATCCGGTCAATGTATGGCTGAATGTTCTTAGACAGTGGCTCTTCAGTCCCCCGCAGGTTGTAGTCGTTGAGGAATTCAACCCCATACACACCATCGTCAGACAAGAACAGCATGGCATTGCCGCGCATCACCACGGACTTGCGGGCTAGGCATCCAATCTCAGAGGTGAGTTCCTTAACGGTAACGTCCAGAAGGCTTCCAAGCGTCCCTTTGACAAGATGAAGGCTATTCCTATTCAAGACAACCAATCCATCATCATAAAACCCGTGCATCCCCACCACATAGTCAGCAGTTCCACCACTGACACGGAATTGGTTCTCGATTTGGTCGAACGTAGTAGTATCTAGAATGTCAGACACTGAAATCTCATCAGTGATCTTACGGCTAGTGTATGTTGGCGTGTCAAATGTTCCAGACTGATCGTAGTAAAACGGAACCCACAATCTACGCTGAAAGTGTACCCCCCAAGGTGCGCCGGGTTGGTGCATGAACCCACCACCGACGCTGAATCTGCCTCCAAATTCAAATGTGTTACCAGTAGTATTTACGTTGTAATTGCCTACAGGTGCGTACCACTTAATAGTTGTCGTTGTTGCTTCCGTGACTTGGTATTCTTTGCCGACCATTTCGGCAAAATCAACGGTTGTTGCTTGGCGAACAATAATGACATCACCCGCTTTAATCGTGGTATTTCCAGCTACAGTAGCAGTTACTACGCCGGTTGCAACGTCCACGTCTCTTTCTGTAATATTAAATGTCTGAGGCTGGGTGTAAGCCCCGCCCGGAGACAAAGTAAACCCATCCGTAGTTGTTGCACTTGCAACTCCAAATGAATCAACTGTTTGACTCGTCGTAAACGTGTAAGTAAATTGATCCTGTGTCGATACGGCCAACACAGTAAAGACTCCGTTTGCGGGAACCAATGTAGCATGAGTAAGTCCAGCGATTGTGATTGATGTTCCAACTACCAACCCATGTTCGAGGACATTCATTGTGACAGTGGTTCCTGATTGAGAGGCGGATAGCACTGGCCGTCCATTTGGATACCACTCAAGTGCTTGTTTCCCATCACGGAACAACATTACCTTGTCGAACAACTGGATCATGTCAGTGTCGCTACCAAGGGCTTCTCCAGCAGGATACGGAATGTCGGTAATTGCATACCCATCCAAGTCGATCTTCTTAGCGACGGTATCCAGTGCAATAATAACATACTCCTTGTTGCTGTCATTTGGATCGCTGAACAAGCAGGATGCACGGACGTTGGCAGCCGCATCGTTGTTGATCGGAGCCTGAGACAACGTGCCAGCACCTGAAACCGACGTGGTTGAGGACGTAACCGGAAATGTCATGGTTGTTGCAGAGAGGTAGGTCAAAAGCCTAAGTCCATTAGGATTGGTTCCTCCAAAAGTCAATCCAGCGATTAGCCCATACCCAACGCTATCAATAGCAAACCCATGCCCAGCCGCAATCGTGATTGTAACGATGCTTGTGGCGACATTGATAGAGGACGATGTAATTGCCTTTGAGGTGGACGTAATAACCTCAGAGATTGGTGTAGCAGCAGAAACAGTGTATGTTCCAGATCCACCAACAAGTAAATACTTTATTGTAGATCCTGTTGTTCCAGTGGTCGCAATAAATATACCGTTGGGATCGCTTCCCGTTGTGTAGCCGATACCAGCAATGTTTAGCGTTGCTCCCACAGCAAGCCCATGAGCAGAAAATGTTGTCAATGTGACAACCCCAGCAGATACGGAGGCGGCAGTAATTCTGACACTCGTTCCAGTAAGCAGGAAGGGCAGCTGCAATGGAGAACCTCCCGTAGTCAACGCCCCAGTCCTACTTACCACGTTCTTCCGTGGCTTCCAGTATCCCTCCATGCGCCCATTCAACGACTCCCTCACCTCCCCCTCTTGGAGTTGGTTAAGCTGAAGCCTCTGGTTCACGCGATCAAAGAAACGATCAGCAACCTCGCCAATCGCAGAATCCATCGCGCTACCACTCTGGGCAAACTGGGACATTAGGCGTAGTAAACGATCGCCACACCGGATGTCAGAATCACTTGGCTGAAGTTGCCCCCGATACCCAACCCAGCAGGAAGGGTGATCGTCTGCAACCTAGACGCTCCAGAAACATTGCCAGAGGCACTAGCCACGGTCGACAACACAGCATCATTCACCACTTGAATCCAACGGATGTTTCCAGTGTATGTAGTTGCAGCAGACGAAAGCACAATGCTTCCATTTTGGCCTTGCAGGTCGTAACTTACGGGACTAGACATAATATATTAAAGTATCACCAACGCAACACGCACCGGCTCACACGCAAACTACCACAGATCAACAACGTGTCAAGCGTGTTCATTGGAAGCAGCACCAATCCTAGCTTTGGAAATCTCCATGTATTCCTCATCGCGCTCGATGCCTATAAACCGCCTCCTAGTATTCACGCACGCAACCCCAGTAGTTCCGCTACCCATGGTATTGTCCAGAACTGTTTCCCCTTCGTTGGTGTAGGTGCGTATAAGATATTCCATCAGGGCTACGGGTTTTTGGGTGGGGTGAACATATTTACCGTCACTCTGTTTGCTATAAACTAATATGCTCTGTGGATTTTTATCGTTATAGATTCGCGTAATTCCATCATTATATTTTAATGGTGAACTATCTGAAGATGATACAACTTTACCTTTAACTGGCTTATCTCGCTTTTCTTTTTGTGGATTCCAATTTGGAGTTCCATCGCAAAAAACACTTACTAATTCATGTCTTTTCATTGGCACATACTTTGCAATCTGAAAACCAGAAGGACGAACTTTGTCCCAAACCCAGTCATATTTAAATTGCTTTAAGTTACTAACTCTTAATAAAGAACTAAAAGGTTCGCTTCCAAATAGCACAATAGCCCCGTTCTTTTTAATTATTCTTTTATACTGATCCCACAGAGGCTCGAATGGTATCACCGTATCCCACTTGCAGGCCGTCGTGCCGTAGGGCAAATCGCATAGCACCATATCTACGCTTCTATCTGGAATCTCTTTCATGCGATCCAACGTGTCACCAAGCATCAACCACGGATCACTTGAAGTCTCAGTCATGCACCCTCCTACTCGCAAGCTCACAACCCGTCAAGCATATTCACAATGTGTGATACCATACACAAAAGTGGACGCTTTCCGTCTCATCCTGCATACTCCAGCACATGGCCCCCTTTAGCCATTTTTTGTCTGGCTGGTTTACTTGGCCCATTTGCACAATTTTTCTCCGGCTGGTTTATCGCTAGGGATTTTTAGCCGCGCCCGCCGCTCGACCCCCGCCCCCCCCTATTGCACATGGCTTGCATTAGCGCATGACTTGTGAATGAAACACCTGTTTAAATCCATCGTTTGATTGAAGTGATCGCTTGTCCGTGAATCCTTAGCACACTGGTAATGTATCGCCTACCATGTAAACACCCGTTTGAATCACCCGCTTGGCTAGCTTGTCGTATCGAGCTTGCATTAGTCCATTCATTGCGCTTGTGAATCCGTGTGCCAAGTGACAAGTTAGGGAGGCGATAGACTAAAATCGCTTTGAATCGCCCGCCCTTGCCATAGTCCCATATTCACGCTCGACGCGCCACAGGCCATCCTCGAGGCATTCTCGTTTCAGGTGCTGTTTCATGTCCATTTCTAACCGAGCTTGACACGTTTTCGGATATCTGATTATAATCCATCTGGAAGAGAGACAAGGAAGAGCGTTTCCTTCCACGTGACTATCATACTGCGGAGCGTATAGCGGAGCAGGAACGGCACTAACCCTAGTAACCTCTGCGAATGCTCATACTGTGGAGCGACCAGCGGAACAGTTACAGGACATCGCGAGGGAATATCAGCGCAGGCGCGTTAGTAATATTATATAGCAAGGGGAATGGATTTTATGGCTTATCATCCTTCATTTTATCGTCCCCGATTCATTCCTTGGCTTATCCTTCATCCCTCCTTCATTACGACAACAACCCCATAAGCTAGCCATGATTGATCGTCGAGCTTGGATATCTTCCGGCATGGATCGTCGCTGCTAATGTAACTAGGGAGCCGTGTTCTTTGCCTGTGATCTGGCTCGTTTCCTCGTCATCCGTGCTTTTCTTGTCCTTGGCAATCCCTTGTGTTTCCTACGTTTGTGGCTTGGTTTGAAATTATTTTCATTTTTTACGAACTATTTATCGACAATTCTCCCGGGTGTGTCATTCTCCCTACATCGGCCGCCGCTGCCGCTCTTAACTCCAGAAACTATGAAAACAAGCCAAGACAAGCCAAGACAAGCCAAGCGTTTCGAGACACCTCGCCGGATTGAGCAGACAGCGGATCAATTTGGATGCGTCGGGTTCATTTCCTACGGGTTCATCCAATACGCTAGTGGGGACATTGTTCATGTTCGCAATCCAGACTTCAACTGGTCCGCTTTTTCCCGCTAAACAATCCAAGCGGTTCCACCCCGCTTCACACACACACACACACACACCACGATGAGAACAAAAACAACTCTTCCCGCCATTCGGGAAATTGAAATCAAAACTGCCGATCTCTGGCTTTCCACCGGAGCAATCACCGTGACCGACACGGGAGAAGAAAACACTTATTACATGAACGAGTTTGGTCACCTTTTTTTCTGTAAAAACCGCGAGGGAATCTCGTCATTCTGAAACAACCCAAGCGGGTTCAACCCCCGCTTCACACACACACATACCACGATGAAAACTTACCAAGAACGATTTGCCGCAGCCTATGACTATTGGATTGCTCAAGATGCACCGCCATCCGCCGCGCGTGACCTCGCGCACGATCAGCTTGATTTTGAGGACCAGCAAAACGAGCCAGAAACCCTAGGCTCGAACGATAGCCTGCCGCTTCACTCCTACTTAACCCAGCCATGATTTCCTTTCTTTACATTCCTGCCGTCTTCTTTGTGGCCCTCGTCGCAATATTCGGCATCCGACAAGCACCGGGCATCTTCCTTGGAATCGCCGCCGCCTGTGCCGTCATTTACGCGACAGCAGCAATCATCCACGCTTGATCCTATGAAAACTTACAAGCCAGCAAAACATCCGAAAAGCGGAAAGTGGCACGTTGTCGGGCATGTCGGCGGCGGGCAATACATGGAAATATCCGGGCCGTTCGACTCGCTAGAACACGCCGAAAAGTGGATTCCGAACCAATTAAAAGCCGATTCTGCCGCTAAGAATGGAACTCTAAATTGGAAACCCGATAAATTAGAATTTAGTTCTTGAGTGTCGGCAATTAGTCGTCATTCTGTTCACATATCCAAGCGCGGCCCGCGATGCAGGGCGATCAAATCAAAACAAATCAAACTATGAAAACGACACTCAGCACATCAGACATTGCCCGCGCCCTTCACAGAGACGACAACGCCAATTGGTCATGGAACGGGGCGAAAGCCTTGGCCGAATACTTGGAACAGCTTGAGGAGGAAACTGGCGAGGAAATGGAATTTGACGCCGTCGCCATTCGCTGCGACTTCTCAGAATCCACGAGCCTGCCGGATTGGCTTATGGAGCATCATGGAGCAGAAACGCTGGCATTCGCCTTGCAACGGTCTGGAATCGACATGGAAGGAGACGAGGACGAGGACGAAACGGACGATTTGATCCGCTCATACATCCAAGACAACGGGACGCTCATTGAGTTTGACGGTGGCGTCATCGTTTCGAGCTTCTAAATTCAACCCCGGCGAGGTCCAATCCCTTGCAAACTTCAACAATCAAAAAAATGACAATCCAAGGAGAATTCAAAAACGGCATGGCAAGCGGCAAATTCCCGCATGAAGAAAACACGCTGAAAGCAATCCGGGCGGTGACGCGAAAAGACACAGAGCCACTGGTCCGGGCTTACTGGTCTGGCTATCTCTGCCAATTGACGTCTCGCCAGATTGACGACGCTTGCTCGCCATAAATTCCGAAACTCCTTCGCGGGAGTCTGGCGGTGAATCCGCTACTGATGAGGAAAACAAACAAACAAAACAAAATGAACACGTTGACCACCATTACCTACATCGCAGGAAACACCGAATGCAAAAAATCATTCATCCGCGCATATTCGGCCAAAAGGCCAACCTATGCTGGAGCAGCTCGTATGGTCGCAGCAAAACTCAATGCCGACAACGATTCGTGCGGCGAGTATCCAATGCTCAAACCGTCCGATATCAGCGTCTCGCGCATTGAGTATTGCGATTATCAGACCCGCTAACCCACCGAACCAAACATAAACCAAACGAAACAATGACACACACACACACGCACGGACCATGGGAGCTTGAACATTGCCGAAATGAGGACGGCTCGAAATTTATCACTATAAACGGCCAAGGACCGCATGGCGCATGGCTTGCGGACATCCAAGCCGGGGACGTCAACGGGAAGCCCACAGACGTCACGGAAAAGCATCTTGCAAACGCCCGCCTGATTGCCGCCGCGCCGGAGTTGCTGGAGGCTTTGGAAGATGCGGAGTTCTTGCTTAGAAAGGCGGGACTAATGGCGGGACCGATGCGAGATAGTTTCAACCGTTCAGCAAGTGACGCCCGCGCAGCAATCGCAAAGGCAACGGGGAAGGGGGCCGCATGAAATTTGCTTGCTCACGTTGCGGAAGCCGTCACTGGCCCGATCCTGACAGTTCCTGCCCGCTATGCCGCGATGATAGGGAAGAACCCGCCGAAGACCTTGGCGACCCTCTAGAGGCTCAAGAACAGGCCGTTAAGAGGTTTACCCGTGAGGGTTGCGGGCTTCTCTCTTCGCTCAGGTGGTGGCGATTTATTGACAAGCAAACAGACGAGAGTCTTCATCCTGAAACGATGGCTGAAAGGCTGGCTTGGCTACATGGCGAGGCTTGCCGGGACGCATGGGAGGACATGGAGAAATCGCCATCAAGTTTCGCATGGGCGGATGTTTGCGCCATCGCAGGATTTGACCTTTGTAAGCATTACAGAAAAACAAACCAATAGAAAACAAAACAATGAGAACACACAAAAGCGACAGCGTTAACCAATACGGGCAGGGAGGCTCAACTATTTGCGTGACCCGTGCAGCATGGAGAAGGGAGCATGGAGTTACCAAGAAGGACGTGACCCTGTTTATCGGATCGGCATATGGGGAAGTTTCCCGGAAGTTTGCCGCTGGCATCATGCGTCAATATCGGAGAACAGATACGGAAATAAGAAACCTAGAGAACAGGGGGACTAAATGATCGTGGATTTCGACTTGCTAGTCAGGAAAACTGCGGACGTTTTCGGAGTTTCAACCGAGGACATCTTAGGACCGAAACGGACGAAACTCGCATCATTAGCCCGTCACGTCGTCATGGCCTGTTGGGCGGACCACCATCCGTATCAAGACGCCGCTGACCGCTGCAATCGGACCTGTCACTCAACGGTTATTTGGGCGCGGCAGAGGGTCTTGAATGAAGCCGAAATGGATGTTTCATTCGCGGTCATGCTCAACGCCATTTCCCGCCGCTGCCAATACGGAGCGGAACCCGAAGAAAAAGAAAAAGAAATTGAAATTTGCGCTTGAACCCGGCTTGAACCCGGCTAAAACGATCACGCATTCAGCAACAACCCAAAACGATGACAACAACAACGAAAACAAACGAGGCGATTGTGGCGCAAGAACCACAAAACATGGCATTGGCACAGGTCAGCGCGGAGACTCAGGCCTTTGAACTGATTCAACGGCAAGCAATGATGCTTTCCAAGTCCACGCTGGTCCCAAAGGACTTTGCCGGGAACGTAGCAAACTGCGCGATTGCTCTCAACGTAGCCAAGCGGACAAGGCTTGACCCCTTGATGGTCACGCAAAACCTCGCAATCATTCATGGACGGCCAAGCTGGAGCGCAACGGCACTCATTGGCATGATTAACGCAAGCGGGAAGTTTTCCCCACTCCGCTTCGTGATGGACGACGACGACGCTCCGACATCCTGCTACGCCGTAGCAAAGGACAAGGACAGCGGAGAGGAACTCAAGGGAGAGAAAATCACCCTCGAAATGGCAAAGAAAGAGGGCTGGTCAACCAAGAACGGTAGCAAGTGGCTGACAATGCCGGGGCAAATGCTGCGATACCGTGCAGCGAGCTTCTGGAGCCGTGCATACGCTTCCGACATGTCCCTCGGGATGTACACGCAGGACGAAGTGCGAGACTTCGCGGAACCGCCGCGCAACGTGACCCCCGCAAAGGTCAACCCGTTCATCGAGGAACCCGTGGAAACGCAGGAAATCGAGGCGGAAATCGTGGAACCCGTCGAAGTCGAAGTTGTTCCCGAAACAAAGAAGCAGCCAGTAAAGGCCCACGTTGACAAGATAGCGCAAGCATTTGAAGCAATGGCGAAGGAGGTGGAGCCGTGAGCCTGTTTGACGATATCCCGCTACCTATCGGCACTGTTTACTACGATAAGGCAGTTGATGAGTTCGACGCTAAAGAGCAAAAATACCTGATATCTTGCTCAGGGAACGCCTTCAAACATTACCCAAGATGGTTGTCCCGCGAACTCGTCGAACGCCAGCATGGGCAATCCCTGATGAGCGGAGTTGAGGCGCGACAGGCATCCCCCGGAAATTCTTACAACACTAGATTTTTTAGGTCTAAAGCCTGAACGAAACAACAAACGAAAAAAACAAAATGAAACGATCAGAAACAACAAAAGAAAAGTGGGAAGACGCAGTTTTTGCGGCTGAATCAAAAGAAATCTCGGAATGGGTTGATTCCTTGCGAGAGATGGATTGCAACGATATCAGGATTACGTCACGCGATAACTATGGTTTATGCACAACAATCATAAGCGATTCCTCATGCGGAGATGCTTATGTTATAACGAGAAATCTTGACGTTGATGAATTGTCCGAGTCCGTTAGCTTTTTTCTTTTTTCAGACGAAGTGACTAAAGCCATTTCAGATATTTACATTTCAAGCAAAACAAAATGAGAGTCACACACACACCATATAAGACGAAAACCCGCGCAATCGGAAGCGACCTTGAGATGACGCTGGCACTTGTCGGCGCACTCAAGAACCCAAACAAAAGCGCAATCAGCAAACTAGGCAAGATCGCCACAACCCTCACAAAGCTATTCAAATGAAAGTTTACGCAGCGGATTATGTGTCACATGCCAACGTATTCAAAGGGACTCTTTACATTGAAGCCGAAGACCACATGGAAGCCATGTCTAAATTCTTCAAGTGGATTCAGACAAAGGAAGTTTGGGGTCATTTGTGGAAAATCAACGTTAGCATTCAAGAAGCAGAACAAATCGAAACAATATGAAAATTGAACAAGGACTAGGCAAGACGTATTACGAGCGCACAGCGACCCCTTCAGACCCCAAAGCGGGGCCAGTGTCAAAGTCTCTGCTCTGGGATTTCAACAAGTCTCCTTTCAAGTGGCGGCACAGCAAGCCAAGGGAGGCATCGAAGGCAATGGATCTTGGGACGCTCATTCATGCCGCAACTCTGGAGCCGGAGACGGTAGAGCAAATCATTGCAATTTCTCCCTACGCCGATTTCAGAACAAAGGAGGCAAGGGAGTGGAAAGCCGCACAAGCTGAATCCGGCAAAATCATAACGTCACAAGACGAAATCGACAAGGCGATCACAATCGCGGAGACGGTGACGGATGATTACCTAGCCCACTTCGCCGCCAAATACCAAACCGAGGTTGCTGTTTTCGGCAAAATCGGGGCAACAGAAATCAAAGGGCTCATCGACATCGTGCCGGATGGCCTTGATTGCCTAGTGGATCTCAAGACAACCTCTAGCTTCGACTCTCTAGAGTCCATCCAGCGGACCATCGTGAACCGGGGCTATCACTGGCAAGCAGCACTTTATTTGGACCTCTGGAACGCCGCAGCAAGCGAGAAGCGCACACGGTTCGTCTTCTGCTTCGTCGAGGTCGATTCCCCGCATGAAACGGCATGGGTAGAATTATCTGAGAATTTGCTTGAACTCGGTCGGGCCGGATATATGAACGCCCTAGCCAAGTGGCAAACCTGCGTTGCAACGAACCACTGGCCGAAACAAATCGAAGGAATCATCACAATCGAAACACCAAAATACATTACACAATGAAACAAACAATTGATATCAGCATTGACGTATCCAAGATCGACAAGACGGCTCTTTACGAGTCTCCAAAAACAGGGAAGAAATATCTCAGTATGTCGCTGCTCATCCGTGAGGAGAAAGACAAATACGGGAACGACGGCTTCATCGTCCAGAAGATCAGCCAAGCTCGAAAAGCGGCTGGCGAGCGTGGACCGATCCTTGGCAACGGCAAAATCATGGATTGGGATGCACCAAAGCAAAGCCAACACGGCGAGGCGAAGGCTAACGGGTATGCCCCACAAGCAAACGCTCAGGACGATGACGATTTGGATTGTATCCCTTTTTGATGTTAGATCAACAAACCACACGAAATGGAAATTGAACTCCTCACGCCAGTTGACGCGCATAAAAATGGATACTTGTCACTGACCCGCCCATACGATCAAGCTAAGCCGCATGAAGTCGAATGGATGAAAACCGTACTCCGCGATTTGACTGGGTGCAATGCCGTCCTTGTCGAAGTCACTGGGGGATACGAAGTGGCTCGTCACAAATCCGAACTAATCCTAGCTGAACCGCGATGAGCGACTTATTCCCCGAAACAGGAGGCGACCTTTCACCGCGACTTAAGTGGCAGGAAGTCAAACGCATTAAAACGCTTCGACGAGAAGATGGTAAATGGGTGGCGTTCAAATCCGAGACGAGCCACAGCTTCACCGACGAGGTTGAGCTAGACGCCGTGATCGGACTCGCCAAGAAACTAAAACTCAAGTTGTGGAATCAATGACAACAATCGGAATAGATGCTGGCAAGAATGGTGGCATTGCATGGATCACGGACGGGAAGCCCTGCGTGGAGAAGATGCCTGATACGTTGCAAGACTTGTGGGAGCTATTCCGTGATATCACCAGCGAAGGGGAATGCCGCGCCTACCTTGAGCAAATCCACAGCTCGCCGCAGATGGGTGTTGTCTCCAGCTTCACCTTTGGGAATGGCTTCGGGCATCTTGAGATGGCACTCACGGCAGCAGGAATCCCCTTTGAACGTGTCAGGCCGCAAGTCTGGCAAAAAGCAATGGGATGCATGACGAGGGGAGACAAAAACGTCTCCAAACGTCGAGCGCAGGAGCTATTCCCAAGCATCAAGATCACCCACGCAATCGCAGACGCACTACTAATCGCCTCATACGGGGCAAAACAGCCATGAGACAAATCAACCCAACCGGATTCGCATACAAGGAAGCTGAAACTCGTCTTAGCAGGCGGGAATACGCACAGGCACTTGATCGCAGAAAACGAAAGGAGATCGACTCTTGGGCGGCTGAATCGCATACTGTCATGGAGCTTGTAGGGGGCGAACCAACCGGACTCATCAAAGAGATGCTGGGGACGGCTATGTTCGACCAGAACGCAAACGCACTGGCGATCTACCTGCAAGAAATGGGCAACTGGGATGCTCTTGGGGGCGAACCAAAACCAAGGCTGCGCGAATTTGTAACCCCAAGCAAATTCAAAAGCCTTGTTTACAGGGAGAAGAAACAAAACAAAACAAAACAAACAAAATGACACCAATAGACAGAAATCCAGACATACTCTTCAACGATGAGGAGCCATACACGGCCCAGACACCAAGGGGCTACAAGGTCATCGAGGGAAAGAATCTCATGCACACAGCGAGGTCAGCAAAGATCCCATTCGGCGTTGCCAGCATTATCAATAAGGTGACTCACAACTCAAGGCCTCAAACCGTTGGGCTTGTGATCCGAGACGCTGACATTGAACGATTCGATGCAGCAATTAAAAAGAAGCTCGCAAGGAAACTAGCCGAAAGCAAATCATGAGCGCAATAAGCATTGTAACACTGTTGCTGATATGGATCTTTGTAGGATTGATCCTCGCTGCCCTATGGCATGCAATCGTCAGCGGAAACGACGACAATTACCCGAAACCATAATGAACGAAGAAATCAAAATCAAAGGCCATTACGGCACACATACTGTAACGGCAATCGAAGTCTCCGACGGAGTTTACCGTTTAATGCTGGTTGAGAACTCTTGCAGATTCGGCGGATTTACGGACGACATCTCAGGGGGGTTGAGCTTTATCGACCCGTCCGGTGGCCCATTCATTTCCCACGGCTCTATCGCCCGCGAGTATCATTCCGATCTCCCCAATCTCAAGATCAAGGGGCTATTCCACAGGATGGACGGTGGTTTGGTGATGCACCTTGAGTCTATTGACGCTGATCTCGACGAGCCTCTGGGTGAAGCCTGTAGGCTTGATGATCCCGAATGTGAAAGCTGCCAATAAAACGATGAGCGGACTAGACGGCCTTGGGTGGCCTAACCCCGAAGATGAACCGAAACAAAACAAAACCATGAACTCGCAACTCGAAATTAAACTCGCACCTACACCGGAAACCGACGCTATGGAATACTTCGACGCAATGTGCGATCCAGATCGGGTCGTTGAAGCAGACTTCGCACGAAAGCTGGAACGCGAGCGGGATGTGGTCACCGAGCAACGCGACAGGCTGGCTGCGGCTGTTAATGCGGCAACCGTCCTGATCGCTGCAAAAGGGCGACACAATACGCTGCTGGCCTACGAAGGACTCCGCTCCGCGCTTTCTCCGCAGAACGCTAGGGATCTGGCACCGCCGCCTCAGATGCCCGAACTCGACAAATGACTTCCCGGCGGTTGCCAGCATCCCATTGTTCTCCTTCTTAATTTTACGCCAATGAATAGCTTTCGCGCAGATGATGTAACAGACAGCATGCCACTCTTCCGGAGTGGAGGAGGCGGTGCAATTCCGACCTCTGCGCTCCAACTTGAAATCCTGAAATGCAACGTGCATAGAGCAATCGAACTGAATGCAGAATGGCACAGTCGCCTGCCAAAAGTGGACTGGTCGAATGTCGTCCGTGCAAGTCCAAGCATCTGCTTCGTGGCGGAAAGCGATGCGATGGCCTACGCATCTGCCATCTGGTCGGCACCGTGCGCGCGCCTCCTGAATGGGAGGAACTGGTTAGAACTCCGCCGCCTCGCAATCGCACCGAATGCACCGAAGAACACCGCCACGCGGATGCTGCGGGTGATGCGCCTGATGATCGTCAAGAACCTGCCTCAAATCGTCCGCCTGATAAGCTACCAGGACACGGAAGTCCACACGGGAACGATCTATAAGGCGGCAGGGTGGATAACAGGAAACCGCAGCGAAGGAGGGGAGTGGTCAAGGCCATCGAGAGGAAGGCAAAAAGCACAAACATCTTCGGATAAAATCCGTTGGGAATACCAACTACAACCAGAACCAAAACTATGAGCAGATCCTTCGCAGCAATGCATAACGACCACCTAGACCCTGACCGATACGACAGACTCTACGCGGAGGATGACCAGCCCGACCCGCCAGAGATGGCGTGGCACTTGAACCGTCTGCAAGACGGCAAGGAAACACTCCTCGGCACCTTCTCGCCATTCGACGGGCAGGATGTGATGGGATGCGACATGGACGAGTGGATGCGCGAGAACGGCCACTACGGGACGGAATCGCCGGATGACTACGAATGGGAAGGCGACTCGGAAAGCGTGGCGATCATGGCGAAACGCGAGGGAATGCCGGAATACCGCTTCGAGTGGCGGGCAATTTCTTTGGAGAACGCTAGGGATCTGGCACCGCCGCCTCAGATGCCCGACTTCAAGAACGATGCTCCCGGCGGTTGCTAGCATCCCATTGTTCATCCTCTTAATTCCGAACTACCAAAAACGCTAATGACACAATATGAAACCGACAAAGAACGCGCTAGTCTGCGCGCTCAAATCCTCATGGCTCGCGAACATGCTGGCCGAACCACCGGCAAGATGCGCGAGGCGAATCTTGGTCACATGAATGCCGCAATCGTGGCACTCCGCGAAATCAACCGCCCGCAAGATGGGCGCGTCTGCCAATGCGAGGACGCTCCATGCTGTGGGCATTATTCTCTCGGGTGAACGCCACAGCCCATCCGGTTCGCCGGGAGGGCCAGCCCGATACAAATCAACCTCTCTAATCATGGAAAACTCTGACAACACGGCTTATGGCGAATCGGATGCGGCGACTTGTTCCCCGTCTTCATTGACGCCGGAAACGGATGCGATGGTCGCAGCCGATCTTCACCACTTGGAAGACGACGAAACATGCCCAGCTACCTCATACTGGCGGATGACAGGACTGGCCCGAACGCTAGAACGCGAGCGCGATGAGGCGCAGGAAACAATCGCCACGATGGAAATTCGCCATGCCGCCGTGATGCTCCACACTCAAAGCATTGTTGACGATGCCAACCAATGTAGAGAGCAGCGGGACAGGCTGGCGGAAGCTTTGCGGAAACTAGCTGACTGCGACTGGGTTATCACCCCACACGATAGGATGGATGCGGTGCGTGAAATAGCTCGTAAAGCCCTCCAATCCCTAACCCCGAACGAAAAACCATGAACACACCACACGACCACGACCACAATGATATGACACCGCTAGACCACGCACTAGCACACAACAAGCAGCTAACCCAACGGATTGAAGAAGTAACCAAGGAAAGAGATCTTTGGAAAGCTGAGA